TCTGCCGAAACCGTCCCTGGGTGCGGTCCCTTCGGGTTGATGACAGTGAGAGCTGTTCTTGGCATTCGTTTTTTCTCCTTAAATGAAAAGAGCCCGCATAGCGCGAGCTCGGGTTACGACTCTAAAAATCTCTTATCGTTACGGTCTTGCTTCTGCGTGCCAGACCCTGTACTCACTGATCACACGGAAGACCTCGACCTCATCGTCATAAGAATCGCGGTCGCCTACGAAAAGAATCCCGTTGATGACGACCGTGACCACCGTTCCGCTGAATCCCTGAAGTCGCAATCTCACCTTTTCCGCGAGGTCCTTAACCCCGGAGTAGGTCGTCGCCCACTGGTCAACCTGGAACAGTGGGTGAGCGAGGCCGCTCGATCCACTGTGCGAGTGGATCCGAGGTCCCGTTACCCGCATATAACTGATCGCAGGGTAGGCCACATTCTGCGGCAATATGTTCGGATAAATCCTGTTCGATACCAGGGCCGTAATCGGGGTGTCCGTCTTCAGCCGGCTATACAACGCTTCTTCGATCGTCGTCGCCATTACACCGCTGCCTTGTTTATGTTCTTTTTCAGCTCGCTCGAGAAGATCCTGACGACCCTCTCCTTCTCAGCATCAAAGGCCGGTCGTATGAACGGGATCGCCCTGCTGTGGGTTGTCCCGAATTCGATCATGTGGCTGTAAAACTTAGAGGGTCCGACGTTGACCTGGACTTCGCTCCTGGAGTCTTTGACAGTATCGGTCTGGACACTCTTCTTGAGTGCTTCAGTTTTGACCGGAGCCTTATCCTTCATGCTCTTTTCAAGCGGCTCCGCTGCCTTTTCCATAGCCCTTTTTAGAGCCTCTCCAGCAACAGCCTCCGGAAGCCTTCTCAGCTTCCTCTCTAATTCCTTCAGGCCCCGAACCTCAATACTGGCAGCAACCGCCATTACACGTCCTCCGTCACGATCAGCTCAAGCGTAGTGTCTCTCTCGTTCAGGTTCAGGACATCCTGGATGTCGAAGGTCCGGCTTCCAAAAGTAATCCGCATCTTTGGAACGACCCCGCTGACATATCGAAGTCGAACCTTGTGGGATGCCTGCGCGAACATCTGTTGAGCCTCGAACTTCTCCTTAGATCGAAGCGGCATGATCGACGCCCATTTCTTAGCGAAGGTCGCCCAGGTCTTGACAATTCCACCAAACCCACTCTGAGTTTCGGTCACCTGCTCAATGGTGATCCTGTGTCGTAAAAGCCCCGCCCTCATCATGCGAACTGATAAACCCGGTCTTGGTTGAGAAGCGCCTCAATCGTCATAGGAATCTCGATTACAGCTATTCCAGCTCCAACAGCAACCGGCTCCCGCATTTCGTAAAAGTGTGAGATCAAGAGCAGCATCGCTTGTGTAATGTTGCGGGGAATCACCCCACCTGCCCCCAGGTTCGAGTGGCCGATAAAATGAGTGGCAACGCCCTTGTCCTTTAGGTCAATCGCGCTACCGCCCGATGTTGCGGAAAGTTTGATTGTTGAGCCGGACTTCTCGACAACGTGATAGTCCGTCCTTGCCGATAGGCCCTTTGGGAATTCGCCGTTGTTATCCCCGCTAATCGAGACCCGCACTATGTCAATATTGGCATAAGCCCGCCCCGTCACCGTCAAGACCTCCGTAGCAGTGGAAGTCACTTTGTAGGTCGACACATATCCGGTAGTAAACTGGACGGTAACGACATTGATCCGACCCGCTTCAGTGGACGGCCAAGACTCGTCAGGAGCCAGGGCAATCTTCCCGGGTCGGGATGATGTGTCGACGACGTACTTGCTGGCAGCAAAGGTCTGAGTATCCCCGGCTGTATCGAAATACTTGATCGACGCGACCGAGACCAGGGGGTGCCTGGGAATGACAATATCCCTGCCTGGAAAGAAGTCCAGGTTCAACTCCCAGGTTTGATCCAGGATCGACTCACTTCTATGATTCTCAGCCGTCCCTCGAGCTGCCGCAATAAGGCTCTCGATGTAAGTGTCCTCATCACTCGAATCGACTCTCAAATGGAGCTTGGCCTCCGACAGATTGATCGGCTCAACCGTCGGCGGAGTGATTGACTTCAGGTTCATTAAACCAGCGTCCGAGCCAGCTCTGCGTGTTTTCCTGTCGGGTGTTGCTTCAGGTACGCATCAGGGTGCATCTTGATCGGCCAAACCGGAGGAGGCGTGTATTTCACAATCACCCCATTGCTCATCCAACCCTTGACGTATTCCTCTGGTAAGTCGGAATACTCCGCAACCTCCTCGGCTTTGTAGCTGAAGAGGACCTCTCCACCAGGCTCTGCATAGACCGCGACGGTTCCCCTAGTCAACCAGAAGTGAACGCGGTCCTCGCTGAACTCATCGCGGGCGATCACATCCCCGGTCTTGTAGGAAAAATACGAAGAAGAGACGGACTTCTGGAACTCCAGCCTTGAATGATCTAACGAGGTTCCGGAAACTGCAGAGACATCTCTAACAAAAACGACTTTTCCCATTATTTCCCCCTCTTATTGGTGGTGCGTTTCCTGCGCTTCGGTTTAGGAGTTGGCGCTACGGCTTCCTCGACCGGCTCTTGTGCTGCAGCCGTCTCGACCTGTTCCGGTTCGTGGACTGGTTCAGGTTCCGGATCACCGGCATATTCAGCGTAACCAGCATTAACCAGGGCATCGGCTCTGGCATCTGTCACCTCGTAGGTGCCGTTATACTTGAGCTCTCTATTGGTCGCTCTCATCCTTATTGTCTTCATGGTTTTCTCCTCACCTGATCCAGACGTAGACGATGCCCTTCTTGGCATTGCCAGCATTGCTGACAACCAGGTCCAGCTTGTCGTGAGCGACGGCTCCGAGCGAAGCGTCCAAGACGTGCTCTGTGTTTGCCGTGTCCCGGTTTGCGCCTCCTCCCATCAACACATCCACGGTGTCCTCATCATTGACCACGACATCGTAGTTGTCGGTCGGTGCGTCGGTCCCATCCGGAACTGTGGTAAGTCCCAGGATCTTTCCGGTAAAGGCTCCCGATGTCGTTTTGTCGGCATCTCCACTAGCATCGCAAGTCCAGGCGTACTTGATCTTCTTGATCGTGCCGTGGGCTTCCTCTGTAATAACAACAGTTCCAGCCATCGTTAACCCTCTCTAGCCCAGGTGCCGTGAGCTCGGACAACGAGCCAACCAGTGGTCCCGTTTCCGACGATCTCCAAAAGGTCACCTTTCTTGGCTGTGGCTTTGGTGTTGATGGCATCTTTGTCATCAGCGGTTGTGAATCCAATACCCTCGATCAAGTCAGAAGAGTTAGGCGAGATGTTGATAGCAACCGCTCCATCAGCTCCAGCATTCACGAAGGTGTAGGTGATCCCCACAACGGTCGCGGGAAGCGTGATGTCAAAAGCATCGGTGTCGATGTAAGTGATCCTTCCGGAATCGTCGGCTTTCATCGTGTAGGCGGCGCTCTTGGTCTGCGAGGCAGCCGACGCATGGACCGATTCATCCAGGTACTGGAGGGTTTCTGTGACGACGACTTTCGTGGTCTGGATCTCGAACAGGTCTGCTCTGGTGGCTTTGTTCAGGAACTTCAGGAATCCCGATACCCAGGACGATTTAACAAGTGTGACAGGCATAATTATTTCTCCTTTTTATAGCGGTGGTTCCGCTTGGTTTAAGTGAGGCTGGCGCATGGCTAAACTGGAATGCGATTGGGGGGTGATTCCAACCCAGCACGCACAAGCCAGCCCCACAGTCTGGGATTAAGTGATGGCAGTCGGTGAAGTCTCTTCGGCGTACCTGGATCCACTGAGGACCGCAACTGCGCTCGCGAGAGTGGCCGAAGATGGATCACTCATTAAGAGCGCCAGGTAGGGCTTCCCGTCAGAGAGCTGACTTGCATCAATCTCAATCACATAGGTGATGCTGTCGTTCGTCGAAGTGGCAAAACCGGCAGCGGCAACAGCGACCTTGGCTCCAAGCGTGTCGCCTGCAGCCGTCTCTTCCTTGTAAGCATTGAACTTGATTGCCGCGCTATTGCCCCCGGAGTTGCTGTCTGCTTCCTTCACCGTAACGGTCGAAGCACCCCCGGTCACCCCTAGCGTGAGGATGATCGAGACGTGCCCGTATTTCTTCACATTGAACCAGTCTGAAGTCTGTGCGCCGCCGTTAATATCCTTCGGAGGGAGGATGTTTACGACGTGCCCTTCTTCTGCAACGTAGTATCCTTTCATCTTTTCTTTCTCCTTAAAATGAAAAGGCCCGCAATAGCGCGGACCTTAGTGTTAAAATTTGTCGTTGGATAGTGGCTTACCAGTCCTGATTTGTTATTCCATGGTTGATCTGTGAGCCACTATCCAACTATTCACTCTTATGCTCTGGTATCCAATGACACAAAAGCCGACAGGGTGTTCGTTCCCTTGAACGGAGTGATCGGCACGTCATGGGCAGGTTGCCCATCAACCCTCAGAACAAACCTGAAAGCAGTTTCACCAGCGACGAACTTGACGTGGATCGACCGGTCGGCTTTGATACCGCCTTTTTCGATCATTATGTAGTCGCTGAAGTTGGCGAAGATGATGTCCCCTTTGGTTCCCAGCGTGGCGCAATGCTCGATCGGAATGACCGGCTTGCCATAGAGCGTGCTGAACGGGCTATCCGATAACCCATTCGCTGGCTGGTACAGTGGAACCCCAGCAGTACCGACAGCAATCGACAACGTGTGAAGCTGGGGCTCGATGTCCTGGTTTATAAGCCAAACAGCGTTGGCCCGAAGTCGACCGAACATCCGCGCCCACATCTTGATCACGTTGTCCGACTCAATCGTATTGGCTGCCTGCCCAGTTTCCTTGGCAACGCTCACTAAGTAACCGGAGTTCAGAACACCCAGGGGTTTTCCGGCTCCATCACCATTTATAATTGCATCGTCGATCTTGAACGCGAACTCCTCGGAGAATCCCTGCTGCAAGATGGATCCTAAGGCAGAACTATCTTCCAGGAGTTCCTCTGTCGCATAGGCAAGACCGGTGAGCTTCTGTAAGCTCATGGTGACCTGGCGAAACTTAGGCTTCTTCGCGGTTGCGTCGGCAGCTTCATCGGTCCAGAAAGCCTGGATACCACCCCAGCGCGAGCCGTCGGCTCGGCTAGTTTCGTCAATGGCGTTGAACTTCAAGCTATTGGAAGGACCACTAATTGGGATACGCCGGGTTCTTGGAGCGAGCACGCCGGTATCAAAGGCCATCTTCAGGAGCTCATCGGAGAAGTCCTGTTGGACCAGAAATCCACCTTCTGACGGGACGCTCTCGGATGCGCCAGTGGCACGAAGTTCCAGCAAGCGCGGGTCGATTTCGCGACCCTGAGAGATTGACGCCATAGCGACAGACTGCATCTGCTCTCCGAAAGTCTCGAAAGGCTGCTTGGCTTTTCGGTCGTCGCCAACTTCGGTCTTTTCCCTTTTGTCACCATCGGGTTCGGGTTTCACTGGAGGATTCACAGGCTCGGCAAAATGCTTTTCCTGGGCCTCGAGCGCTTCCACGGTTTCAAGTTGGGAGCGGAGTTTCGTCAACTCACTTCCAATCTCTTCTGCGCGGGTAAATTCCTCATCGGTCATAACCCGTTCTTCCTCTTTGGCTTTCGCCTTGATTCCGTCCCACTCTGAGGTGAGAGCGCGAATCTGCTCTTGGATTTTCTCTTTCATAGTTGTCCTCCTATTTTGAGGTTAAGTTTTAATGTTCGGATGGAATGGGTGAGAGCTACAACGTCCTGCACAAGCGAGTGGAAGTCTTCCGGCTTCACTTGAGGTTCGTCGGAGTGGGACCCTGGTCCCGGCTCCTGGATAGGTGTGTAGATCCTCAGTAGCTCAATCGTAGAGTTGAGCAGGTCTCTGTCTTCATCTGTCGGGTCGATTCCTCTATTCAGTTTGAAGAACAACCCTCCAAGGCGGTCATAGTCCAGGCCCTGTTCCTTGAAGATTTCCGGGAACATTGACCTGGCGCTTATCGTGGTTTGTTTATATGCTGGAAAGGTGACGGGAGAAACATCGAATAAGTTTGCCTCATGTATAGTTCTCTTGTCGCCATCCCAGGTTTCCTTGTTCTTTGGCACACGGAAAGAAAAGGACATTTGGTTTACGTCTCCCCTTTTGATGGACTCAGTAAGGTCTCTGGCCCATTGGGTATCGGGAGGATCAATCTCAACTTTCAGTCCCCTCTTGTCCTCCTCCAGACGTAAGGTCCCAGCCTTGGACCGACCGAGAACAAAGTTGCGATCGTGGTTAAACAAGGCTCGAACGTCTGCCTCTTGGATCGTCTTACTGAATGCCCCCGGGGAGATCCGTTCCTTGAAAGGGCCAATATCCGCCCACTTATTGAAGACTGCGGCATAGCCCTTCAGGACAGATGCGTCACCGTCCAATCTTAGGTCCGGTTCGTCCGTGAACCGTCTTTCCAAATCTGGCATTTCTTCCTCCTGTGATTGATCCGCGTTATTACGGGCCAAGTGTTGTAAAATAATTTCGTGGGTGGCGCTTACCAGGGCGAAACTGAAAAACCCATGTTTGATGTGTGAGCTGCCATCCACCATTCCTACGCAGGCCCCAGCCCGTCCAGGTGTTCACCTGTGCTCTCGTAACTCTCTTTGAGTAGAGTTGGGTTCCTTAATGCTGTCGTGGCGTGGCTGGGCTTATTAGCCCGCAGATATAGAGCA